CTTTCTTGATTTGTATTTACTATTGTTGATGCTACTGATTGCACTAATGAACCTACACCTTGTGAATGTAATTCTCCATCGCAACATTCAATGCTATATGTACCATCTGCACACAAGCATCCTCTATTACCACCTCTTGGACTTGATGTTTTATCTTTACTCATTTTCTAATATGTTTAAAATTTGATTTACTAATTCTTCATCTTTAATTTCAGGCAATAATTTCAAACTTAATTTATCAGCAAAATATCCCTCAATAGAAAATCCTTTTATCTCTCCACTTTTTGCTTTTGCCCAAATCTGCTCATTGTCTGCTTTCATTGATACCATCCAAGTACCTTTAGGTAAATTAAACCCATAGGATTTAGACTTGTCCATATCAGGATCTGTAATTAGCCAAGATTCTACTAATGACATACCCTCTATTTTAGTTTTATGTTGCAAAGTAGCATTCGACTGATTGCCATTTTGCAAATACATTTGGCTTGCTTGCTCAACCGTACTTTCTGAAAAGAATACTTGATATTTTGATTCTCCATCTTTACGGAAAATCATTTTATTTGGGATTAATGCTGGTCCCATTAATATTTTCTTTTCCTTATCTACTTCGGCTAAATTCATTTCGTATTCTTTAGCCAACGTAATAAAGTTGGATTCAATCGCAGGTCTATCCACCAAACTTATGGCTTCAATTCCATCTTCATCATTTGAAATAATTAGTTCTATTATTTTCATAAAGTATAAACGTATATTTTATATTTTGTTACATTTTCATTATCCTATACTTGCACTCATAACCTTATTTCTGTCCAAAGATTGTTGTGAACTTATTTCAGAAGACACAACATAAGCCTTGATTGGTTGTTGGCTTTGATTAACTACTTGTGCTATTTGATTTATACCACTTGATGCAACTACATTAAATTGTGGTGCTTGTGGTTGAGGTACTGAAACACTAGTTCCACCTGATCCACTATCTACATTACCTGACTCTAAAACAGACTTTGCTCTTGATGCTGCACCTAATACTGCTGCAACTTGTGAAGCATAAAATATAGGCATTAAAAATGGTGCTGCTGGTCCTCCTGCTTTTGCTCCTTTTTGTGCAATATCTAAACCTTGAACAAATCCAACTGCCGTATTAATTGCAATTTCTGATAATGCTGCTGCTTTTGCTGCTGCCGTTCCTTGTTCAAATAATCCACCTAATGCCCCTATTGCTGAACCAACACTTGCAACATAAGATAATTGACTTTCTTTTCTTACTTCTAATATTCTTATATCCTCTAAAGCATTTTGATTAGCATTTTGACTAAGTTTATTTTGTATTTCTGCTAATTTTTGTGAAGCAGCTAATTGAATCTCTGCTCGCTTTGCTGATCCTTTTTCAGCTAATAGTTCTTGTTGTGCATAATATCCTGCATAATCTGCTAATTGAGATTTTAAAGTTTCTCTTTCTGCCATCAACCTATCTTTATCGTTGATAAACATTGCATTGGCTACTTCTTCTTTAGCATATAAAAGATCTATCTCATTTAATGCTACATCTGATTGTACTTGTCTTGATTCTAATAATAAAGCAATTCTTCCTTGATCTTGTTCAGTTATTAAGCCTTGTATTTGCGCCCTTATTGCTAAAACATTATTTTTAGATTCTTCTAAAGCAATTTCATCTTCTCGCTTACCAGTTAAATCAAACTCTGCCTGCTTTGCTTGTTGCTGAATTGCTGCTTGAGCAAGCATTGATTTTGTTTGTTCAGATAATATTACTTTTAAATTATCACTCGCTTTTATTCTTTCATCGAAAGAAAGTAATTGATTATCTCTTGTTTTTCTTTCAATTTCTGCTTGTCTATCAAATGTTTCAAATATACCTGCTTGTTTAACCGCTGCCATTGCAGCCTTATTTGTTAATTCAGTTACATTTTGTGCTGCCTTAAATGATTCTTGAAAATATTCTTTAGTTTTACCAATAGCAGTACCATCTAATACTGAACTTAAAGCACCTTGCAAATTACCTATTAAATTGCCTCCAAATAATACTTTACCAAAATCAGATGCAGCCTTTTTAGTAGTATTTAATGTATTTGAATAAATGTCTGTAATTTCATTTGAACTTGTAATAGCGTCTTTAAAATCATCAAATTGAGAAACCAATAATCCTAATCCAATTGTTTTTACGTTTGCACTAATTGAACGAATACCATTACCCATTCTTTGTAATGCCGATGCTGCCTTTTTTGAAGCACTACTAATTTCTTCTACATCTCCTTCAACTTTATTTAAAGATTTACTTACATTATCAACAGAAGCATTTACCTTATCAAAATCTTTTTTTAATTCTATAGCATTTTTTTGTGCTTCCTTTGAATTATCGGTAATCTTTAATTTAATTACTTTCTCTTCCATATTCTTTTTATTTGATTATATGCTTTATCCCAATTATTTGGAAGTTCATTTTTACCTTTTGCAATTTCTATTGAGTCATGTTTTCCATAATGGTCAATCACCATCAATAAATCCAATATATTCTTTATCATAAACGTATTTTTTAGTTTTTGTCTTACTTTAATTTAGGTTTAAAGAAGATTTATTCCCTATTAATTCCCAATTATCAATATCGCTTTTATGTATATCCATTACAAAACTTGATGAGCTTGTAGTTGACATATTTGTATCTATAAAAAAGCCACTTAATTTTTTACATAATACTTTTACATTGTGAAACATAAATGTGTCACCATAAAATACCTTTAGTGCATTAGGTATATTAACCCAATCTTTTTTCAATATAAATATTAAGCATCCCCATCCGTAGGTTTGGCAATTTGTACTATTTATCTTTTTTTCTTTACTAATATTTATATCATAGTTTTCGTTGTCCATTCCTATAATTCCTAATTCAGATTTATGACTAATTATAAAATCGAATATTTCTGTGTTAAATTCAATGTCATCATTTGCAAGACAAATAATTGAATCTTCTTTACATTTGCTAACACCATAATTCCAAGCAGGATTGACATAGATATTTTCTTCAAAAGAATAAACTTTTACTTTTTTAGAATTTATGCCTAATGGATAATAAACATCAAACTCATTTGTATTATCTATTATATGAATCCGATAAATATTAGGATTGCCAATATATCTATGAATCATTTCAAAGATTTTATCAGACTTCCACATAGTTGGCAATACTATTTCAATCATAATAATGGAGAATTTAAACCTGCTTTTTGCACTTCGTTATAATAATAGTAACTGCTTTTATTTTTATCTAAATCTAAATTTGTATTGTAAGGTAATTTATTTGCATATTCTCCCTTATAAAACAATCCACTTTTTGAATCAGTCACTCCAGCGTTATGTAAAATCTTATGTTTAATAGTATCCGATATATCGTTTGTAGACCACCCAAAATCTAATTCCTTAACTACCTTTGTTTGATGTCCAAAAAACCACGCATTGTAAAGCAATGACCACATACCAGCAGTCCATTTCTGTATCGGATAATCGTTTTCATATTTAGGTACATAATAAGGTTCTTTGTTTACAAAATATTGATATAAACTAATAGAATCTTTTTCAACTTTATCCCAAAAATTATAATCCGTTCCTTTTACTATGTATTGTGCGCCTCCGCTATGATCGTTCATTAACTTAGGGATTAAGCAATCAATACCAACAATTCTGCACATATCAATTAAAAGGTCATTTCCTTTAGACATTACATAATCATAATTAATATAACTATTCGTGTCGCTTAAATACCAAATTTTACCTCTTTCAAATTGCGAATAATCTGGAGTTCCTGTAAATACTATGTCGGAATCATGTAAGAATAAAACTTCATCTTTTAATATGTAATCAGATGCAACATGTTGCTTCATTAAGTTAAAATAAATAGATGGTGCATAACTATTATTTTCTCTTGTGTCTTTATAAAAGAAAAACCTTATTGTATTATGATGTTGTTGTAAAATTCTCCACTTGCTTAAATCTTCATTATTATAACCTAATACAATATCTATGTGATTAGGGTTAATCCCATGCGACATAAAATTATTTATGACCGTTTCTATTTGCCATAAATAATAATCATTCGCAGGTTGACAACAAATATATCTCATATTACACGCAAGTTCCTTGTGGACCAGTAACCGTTATTGCGCCTCCAGCAACTACCGTCCCTATCCTTGCACAAATTGTGACACTACCACCACCTCCTTGTAATTCTACATTATTATTTTGAGTACCATTACAAGATTGGAAATCGTAAAAATCCGAAAACTCATCATTATTAGCTAAAGTATATTGTTGACAATTAGGTGGTGTAGCAGTAGTCGTAGGTGTCGCAGTAGTTGTTGTTGGTGCAACCGTTGTTGGAGCAATAGTTGTTGGTGGAGTACAAGAACCATTTGCAATACTATTAATTTGATTAGTAAAATTAGTATGTGAAGCCGAATTTAAATATCTTAAAATTCCATCCCCATTTATAAAATAAAATCCATTTGCATAATTAGTTGTCGCAAAGAAAGGAATAGGATTTGATGTGCCACAATTACCATCAACATCATATCTTAAATATGTAAATACAGGTGCAGCAGTCGTTGGTGGAACGGTTGTTGGTGGAATGGTTGTTGGTGGCGCAGTTGTAGTTGGGCATCCTGTTAATCCTGTTGCAGTAATTGGAATTAAACTACCTGCTGGCTGATTAAATCTAACTTCTTCAACCGTAAAGAATGCGCCACCAAATGTTACACGATCATTCAAATTAAATGTGCCAATGTTATAAGATTGCGAAAACAATGTATCTGCGTTTATGCAAGATAAAAGCCTATACCAAACAACTTGAATTGTAGTTGTTGTTGGCGCAGCCGTTGTCGTAGCACAACTTACAACAATTGATTTAGCAATTGCATTACCTGTATTATTGGCATCCCTTAAAGCAATCCACCAAGTACCATCTGCAACACTATTATAATTTGTAGGAGCAGTAGCACTAACAAAATTACCTATGAATGCATTTACTTGTGATGTGTAAACTGTATCAGATGCTTGATAAGTACCACTTCCACCGCTAAATGAATTGATTGTGACCGTACCAGATCCACCCGAACAAGCATTTGAAATTGTAAAGTTTACAGGTGCTAAAGTAGTTGTTGTTGGTGCAACCGTTGTTGGTGCTGGTGGGCAATTTTGTTGCGCAAATACTAACTGAATATTAGTGCCTATTGTGCCGGGAGCGGTAGTCGTGGTATTATCCCAAACATAGAATATTTGAGTAACCGAATCAATGTATCTTTGACTTACTAAATTAGGTACTATTGTAGTGTACAATTGACCATAACCAGCTGAACAAGAATCAAGCCTGTAATATGTTGTTGGTGTTGCAGTAGTTGTCGGTGCAATAGTTGTCGTTGGCGCTAACGTAGTTGTTGGCGCTATGGTTGTCGTTGGTGCTAAAGTAGTAGTTGTTGGTGCAGCCGTAGTTGTAGTTGTGGTAGTTCCTAAAGTTATATTTCGAAAATCAGACATCAACTCAAAACTTGTTTCACCTGTGGTTAATTCTGTTTGGTAAGAATTAATAATGTACCGTTTATCTCTAATTACTATCTTGTCATTTAAGGCAAGTTTACTTAATAGAAATATTGGCAAAATTGTTTTAATCTTCATTAGCCTTGCTTTTTGATTAAATGTGTTTGTAAGATATGCTGAATAGTAATTTTGAAATAATGAATTTGGCTCAATTTTATTTGTGAAAGTTGACTGCTCTGCTCCCCAATTAATTGTATTAACAACAGATGACACTAAAGTATCTTGTCCAAATAAATTATAAGTTGTAACGGTTGCACTATGTGTACCATCAAAAAAATGAAAATGCTGACCACCTGATAATGTTTGAATTACACCATAGTCGTAAAGGATAACAGGCTTTGGAATGTATGCAGTTAAATCTGCTTTAATTGAATAACCTACCTGTAAATTTGTATTTGAAAATTTAGTAAATGGCATATTCTCGAATGGTAATTCAATTGAATATTCTTCGCCATCATTATCAACTTGATATTTTAAATCTCCATAAGGTATATCTGATTGTGATAAAAATCTTGTTGCTAATAAGTTTTCACATTCCTCATATTTGAAATTAATAGTCTTGTATGGTTTTACCCTCTCTAAATCTATTTCATCTGTTTGACAATATTCTGATATATCATAGGTTTGACCTGCTGAATACCAATCCTCTAATTGCTCAACATAATAAGTGATTCCATCGTTAGAATAACAAGTAAGATTAAACATTTTTAATAAACCACTAAAAAAATCTTCTGCTTTAAGTTCTGGCATATAATCGCCAACATTTAAAGTAGTGGTTGTTGTTTGTGCTATGCTTTGTGTTGCAGTTACATCAATGCTTGCACCTGATCCACTATTAATTTCAAAAGTATAAACAGATGTAAATGTTAGTGCTGATGTTGAGGATATAAAAAAAGTGTAGGCACCTGAATCAACAAAAGCAATATCTAATCTTATTGGAGTTCCTGATGGAGTTGTAAGTGCTGATTGTTCTGTTATTTTAATTCCATTTTTGTAAACTGAAAAATTAAACGCAATACCATCGCCACTTGTAAAATCTATATCAATATAATTTTTACTTACATAAGCTGGCAAAATAGGTTGAGTAAAATTTAAAGCATTAGTAGATAAATCAAAGATGCTTGATGTTCCAGTAGTACTTGTTTTAGATTGGAATAGTATTTTATTATCAGATCCCTTCTGAACAAATGTATCTGTATTTTTTAACCATAAATAAGCATTTAAAAATTTTGTGTTGCTTAAAAATGAGCCACTTAATGTTATTCCAATTTGAGTTGCAATAGAATCTAAAATTTTGCTTACTCGCATTGCAGGAAATAAATCTAAATAAGAAATTGGATGTGAATTTTTTTGTATGTCCCAATTGCTTTGGCTATTTCCATTAGTATTATATTGCCAAACATTTATTGAAGATATTAAAGGAAATTTAATATCGTTTGCAACACCACTCGTTACCCTATTTTTAACTATAATTCCCGAATAGGTAAAGTTGTATGCTGAATAATCAAAGTCCCTTAAAAACCGATTATTGAATTTATCTTTTAATGATATTAGAGATCCAAAGAAAGTCAAAGTGTAGTTATCAATATCGCCTTTCTTGTAACTGGCTTTTTCTAATTGAATCTTTCCTTTTCTAAATGGCAATGTGTCAATCTCAATGTAAGCATCTTTTCTTTTAGTGGCATTAAATCCAGAATCTAAACTATTTTCATACCAATGTTTAAATATTATATTGTTGTTCTTCGTGGCAGGCACCGTAAACGATTGTGAGAAATCGGTAAAGACTTTTGATATATCATTAATGTTTTGGATTGAACTATTGACTGAAATGTTTTCATCCTCAAATAATTCAAGTCTTTTTGCCAAGCCATCTTCGCCATAAATATAAATACTTACATTAATCATATTACATTGTTTAATAAATTATAGGCATACTCAAAATCCATAGTATAATTAATATTCTTATCTTGAATAGTTGTCTTTAAATTGGTTTGATTTGTCTTTAAGGTTACAGGCTTGTTGTCTAATAGTACAACTTCACTTAACATCAAATCTTGAATTAGATCGGAATAATTCTCTGGAACAAAACCTGTGTTTAGAGTAACTGTTTGCCTTGCATTAAAATTAAATGCTTTTAATTGTCCTTTGTAGGCATTATAGTTAAAATTACTTGGAAGCAAGTTGTACATCGTACTTGATACCGTTAATTGATTTGTCTGTGCTTTAAAGAATGTAAGAAACTGCCATCCACCAAAACGATTAATAAATGAACATTGCACTGGTGTATATTTATTTTCACAAATAGGAGTTACATTAAAGATTGATGAGTATGTTAATGTTGCACCTACAAAATATTTTAAAGTTGTAATATTTCCATTATTGTAATTAGCACTTGATGTGGTTAATGGTACTTTGTACATGTATTTACCTGCTGCAACTCCAGTCCCAAATATTGAATTTGTAATTACATTGTTATTACTTTTATCCTTATATTCAACATCTAATTTATCGCCTAAAGCATTATTAATTAAAACATTTACAAAAGGAATACTTCCTAAATTATATTGTATTTCTTTAGTATTATCAGCCAATAAGCAATAATTGTTTAATGGATTCGTTTGATTATATCCGCCATTGTAATTAGTGTACCCATCAACTCCAGCATAAGTTGTCGTATCAACTAAAGTGTATGCACCTGCTGATGTTTCTTTGTATCGTTTTATGGAAACATTACACCATTGATTATTAGTACCATCACTTGAAACAATATTATCTATGTATTCTCTTATGTATGGTGATATATTGTATATCGTAGATCTTTGTTCATTAGATGCTACCTTCTTTGAAAGTATAATTGGAGTTGCAGGAATAGAATTAGGAGTATTCCAAAGAAATATCTCAATTTTACTTCCTACTTGTGCTGCTTCATTAATCTCAATAAGGTAAGGAGATCGTGCGTATATTATCATTTTATTTTCTTTAATTCGTAGTCAACAATATAATCTATATCCATTGCAAAAGCCTGTCCTATTTCTCCATCAATGTACTTTTTCTTTCCAGCTTCAAATGGTTTGGTAAAAAATAAACTTGGCCTTAACCCTGTTTGGTAAATGCTTCGTGTAATAATAAATGCAGTTGATTGATATGAAATAAATCTACCACTTTTTTTATCTCTAAATTGTATTCCTTTTTGCTTTACCCATTTTTCAATTCCTTGAGTTAATCCACCTTCGGGACCAGTACCACTTCCAAATTTAAATCTACTATTTGGTGCTTTAGCTGAACTGCTTTTTCCCTTAACACCTTGATCTTGATACATTCCATAATCAGCCATCTTAAAGCCAACTATTGTGTAATTCTTTTCACTTACTATCTCACCTTTAATGCTATTGTATAACTCCTTTGTGTTATTCTTTCTGCTTTTGGATAGGTTAGACTTTGACTGCTGAATTACATAGTCCCTATATCGTTTTATTAAAGCCTCTGTGTTCTTTAATTCCATCAGCAAACAGACATATCATTAGGTACAATAATATCAAAAGTCAATGTCCATCCTGCCACTTTATTTTCAAATCTATCTGTAAATGGCTCGCACAATGGATCACCTTCAAGTTGAACTAAATTTGTAAATAATTCACCACGTTTTAAACTGCTAATTAATCTTTGCGCAATTGTTAATTGTTCATTTAGCACATCTAATAAATTATCATTGCCCTCGAATATATCTGTGGCATTTTCTTTACTAATATCAACAAGATCCATGAACAAAATTGAAATGTTGTAATTGCTAACAAATTCTTTTGGACTTGCATTATTAACAATTATATGTGATAAAGGATAAATAGTTTGCTTTGCCAAGTCAACTTCAAAGATGTCCCCAGTACTAACTGTATGCACAAAGCCTGTGTCTTTAATGTAGTCCCTTAACTTATCAATAACGTAATAAAATCCGTTCATTATCTATTTTGTTTAATCATTTTAATTTCTAATTCATTCTTTTGTTTCTCAAAGGTCAAAAATGTTAGACATTGATTAATGGGTAGTTGGGTAATTTCATCAAATCGTCTAACATCGCCTTGTGATAAGGCATAGATTGAAGAATACCAACCCCATCTTTTGCCAAATTGTGCTGTTTCGCTGAACTCATCTCCTTGCTCTGTTCCAAAAAGTCCATCGTACTTTTCAATAATTCTCGACCTAAAGTCCAAAAAAAAACCTTACTACTTAATACAACATTCATTGGAGCATCAAGCATTAATTCTGAATACTTATCACTTCCCTCATAAGGTTCAATTAAGTATTTATTGCCTAATTTTTGCTTAATTGGTCTGTATAATATTGCCATGCTCTTATGACTATCTTCCCAATCAGTTATGTAACCATCCAAGTCCATGTACTCGCCACTTGACATATCATTTAGGTTAGGTATAAATCCAAACTCTGTTCCATTTAAAGTAAACTTTGTTACTAACTCTGGAATCTTTTTAAACAATTCGGCAATCTTATTAACCGCATAATTTAAATCTTGTTGCTTCATTTTGGCAACTATCATTAAATCAACATTGCAAAATATCTGAACCATCTTTTGGTTTAGAAATGTGCCTTCTTCATTTTCGTTTGCTATCTTAACAAACTTCTGATATTGGCTTAATTTAATCTCACTTAATAATGTTGGAATTGAAATTTTAATCTTCATAATGTATAAACGTAATTTGTTTGTTTTTGTCTTAATAAATATGGTAGTTACCTTGATTTGGATTGTCTAAATGATAGATTATATTGTACCTAATCGCATCTATAATATGATTCCAAGCATCTAAATAAAGTTTTGATGCCTTATTTATATAAACGTAGTTGTTAAATTCTTTGGCAATGTTCTGTGATTGTGGATCTACTATAATTTGATAGTCTTGCATTCTTACAATACCTGATTCAATAGTTCCTTTCTTTACAGGTTGTATGTTAATACCTTGATATCGTAAATCATCTATTAATCTTGGCTCTGCTGAATCGGCAATAATTAAACCATTGTTGCATTTCTCTTTAATAAGTGATGCAAGAATATGTGTTTTTAATCCTCTTTCATAAATCACTTCTTTGACATAGATAATCTTTCTTGCTTTGTCAATTGCAACTTCTGCTAAAGCATCTGGATCTATTGAAAATCCAAAGTCCATACCAAATGATGTTTGTAATTGATTCGGATTAAACTCGCCAAACTTCCAATTAGTAAACACAACACCTTCAGCCTTATCTAACCATCCTCCTAATATTGTATGTTGAAATTTTTTAGGATTAGTTTCTTTTAAGTTTTCAATTTGATAAATAAACGAATTAGAAAGATATTTTTGATTGTCTTTATAAGTTGTATGTATGTAAGTGGTATCCTTTTTTATTAATGAAGATCCAGCATCAACTCCTTTATTCTCAAAGAATCTTTTGTAAATAAAATGCTCTTTTGTGACAGGATTTAAAATTAGAATTACTCTATTTTGTTTTGAGTTATGCCTAACAGATAAATCAATTTTATCAAATACATCTTCATCAACTAATTCTTCAGCTTCATCAAGAACAAATGTAGTAACTCCAGCCAATGACTTTAGGTTAGCCGTTTGAGTTCCACTACTTGTTTTTATACCCTTAAATATTATTCTCGAATTAGTTTGAGTATTAATAATTTCATCTTTGGTAATATAAAAATGGTCTTGCAATCCTGCCGTTTCTATCTTATCTGTAAACTCTGGAATAATTGACACATGAGCAGATGTAAGAGTATACCTTGTAAATAGTATTACATGACCTACTTCGTATGTTAGGAGCAAAAGGAATGAGTTTAAAGCATACGATTTACCCGAACCACGACCACCAGTTATTACATAGTATCTTGAATCAGAATAAAATAACGGCTTATATTTATCATTTAATTTTATCACTCAAATTTGACAATGTCTTTGATGTCGAAATCGTTAATTGTGTGCGTATTGTTTTGATCTATGACTTGCTTTGGCATACCATACCTATATTGTAACCAAGTCTTGATGGCATTAGTATCACCTTCATCAACTCTTTCAGCTAACTTAATCCATACTGCTTCAGGTACTTTAACTAAATCCATAGTTTCGATTAAAGTAATTACTTCATCCTTTTTTAATCTACCTGAATTTGGTCTTGCGCCTCCTCTTTGTTTTTTTATCTCATCCATAATGAAAAAAATTGAAATCCAAACTATACTTTAGTTTCATGTTCCATGTAAACTTTCCGTAATTTTCCAATAGTATCTCTCCAGCATGAATCACAACTTGTTTGTTGTAACCTAACATTAAAAACGTGTAGATAGATCTCTGACAATTCAGCCTGTATCATAGGAGTGATTGTTTCGTGATTTGCTGCAAAAAAGTTAGTCAAATAATCGTAGTCCTCAATTGATAAACATTCTGGATTGTTGTAAGGGAATAACTTATTTAATACTTCTTTTCTTTTATCACAACCACAATCAAATCCGATTGCTTCCGATAATTTCTCAACTCCTGCTTTAATGCCTGTTGCTTCTGTAAACTTCTCTATTGAATCTCCAAGTCCTTGTGATTTTCTTTTGCCCATTGTTTTAATTTGTTTTTACAATTTCTGATTGTGTTATAAATAGATGTAAATGATATGCCTGATTCTCTTGACATTTTACGCATTGATATTCCTTTTTTTAAATATATAGAAAATAACATTTGATCATAATAATCCCATGTTGCGATGTAATCATAATAAGGTTTTGTAATTTCTAAAATTGCATTGTCTTCTTGAGACTCTATTAAAAGATATTCTATTTCTTTTGTTATTTCTATTTTAATAATCTTTTTAGAATGAAGATTCATAGTTAATGATCTTAACGTATAATAGAAATATGCCTCATTTATTTCTTTATTTAAATCTAAGATCTTTATGTATGCTTCTTGAACTATATCTTCTGCATAAGTCACCTCGCCAAACTTTCGTACAATGTTAATCCAATGTCGATGTCGCTTAACAAGATGATCTATTGCATTCACTTTTTATTTTTTAGAACTAGAATTTTTGTAACTCTCTTTTTAAATACCAAATTGCTTTTTCAAGATCTTGTTTCTTATTTCCTTTCTTATCGCACCTTAAAATATATTTAATTGAATTACCTAAATTAAAATTAAGATTAAAACAATCAATTATGTCAATCACTTCAATTCCATTACTTTGGTAATGCTCGGGATTATTAACTTGATCTTTTATAACTCCCTCGTAATTAAACTTATAATTAAAATTTTCCATGTGTAAATTTAAATTAAAAATTGCAAAATTCTAAATAATCTTTAATTTTTTTTGTTTGTCTGTAAGCTGGATATGAAGATCCATCGTTCATTAGTATTCTGTTTTTATTTACTTGAAGGCTAAAATTCAAATCTAAATAGGTAGCACAATCAATTTGTATTTGTCTTGTTGGATATTGTAACATCTTATCAATCCATTTAATAGCATTCCTATAATTTTCTTTCAAATCTCATCTGCTTTAAATTTTCTTATGAGTTCTTCACAATCTTCTAACCTTCTAACAATCGTGTAATAATACCCATGTGCAAGTGCAATTTGTTGAAATGCTTTTTGATTAGGTTGTTGGCTTCCTTTTTCAATTTTTACTTCAACAAATAAACCTTTCCAATTTTTGTTGGAAATCATCCAAAACATATCAGCGACTCCAGCCTTTGCACCTTCTAATTTTAATTTGATTGCAACTAACCTATGTCTTGCACCTCCGTTTGGAATGGCAAAGTAATAAAAGTCTTGTGTAAAATCTAACCAATGGCAAATTGCAACTTGTAACTTATGCTCGTATTCATTCCTCATTATTTAATGTTTTGATTTTTTAATCTTCCGTGACTTGTGTACAATTTTAAATCTATTGTATCCGTATAAATATCTTCGTGAGTAATAATTCCAAATTTATCAATAAAAATAATTCTTTTTTTAACTACTTTAATATTGTTTAATTGATAAAATATAAAACCAATTAATAATAAAGCAATTATTGATATTAATATTTTTTTCATTATTTATCTTTTACAAAAGTTCCATTTTCCATTTTACCTGTTCTGCTTTTTATTTCTTGATAAGCGGAATTTATACATTCTTCGATAGTGTAACCTTTTATTGCAGCAAGGTTTGTTAAAACAATAACACAATCGCCTATAGCATCTATAAATTCTGTATCGTTATTTTTTAATATTGATCTAGATAATTCTCCTACCTCTTCTAATAATTTTATGAACTGTGTTTTTGGATCACCTTTGGCAAGTATACCTTTATTATTTGCCCATGTTCTAACTGAATCAAATTCGTTTGTTAATTTCATTTTTGTATGTTTAAAAAGTTATTGTAAATATGTAAATTGTGAGCATAATGGTAATAACTACCAATGCTTATTCCTAATTCATTAGAGACATACCATTGAAGTCTAGAGAAACAATATTGATCATTGCAGAAACCAAACCACAGATCATTAGACCTCATAAGAACAGACATGTTTAATTTATTATCAATTATCGTAAACTGTACTGCATAAGTGCAAGGCGTATCATATTTATAAGTATTTATTTCTTTAGCGTCATAAATACTAATTGCCGCTTGTCTTGATCCTTTGTTTGTCTTTAAAACATTAATAACATTTGATAATTGGTTATTTCTTTTCCATTGCCAACCGTAATTAGAATTTACATTTCCGTTTTCATCTGCCATCTTTAACCAAATACTTGGTATTTTTCCATATATGTCACCTAGTGCTTTTATATTACGGTCTCCTGATGTATACCAATCGTATTCTGCTTTTGCATATTTTAAATTCCAATTTCTAAAATCTGCGGTTATGTTATTATCCATAGGTTTTAGTATAGTAAAACCTTGATTAAATAATGCTTTAGTATTACTAAAATCAATTCCTTCGTTTGATATTTTTTTGTAGTAAAATTCAAACACATCGTTTGCTGTATTAAATTCCATAGTTAGTAAAGTCTTTTAAGTCGTTCCAATCACGATAAGAGTTAATTAATCTTTTTTCAATAGTAGGTTTTTCTGCTTCTCCGGCTACGTTAAAGAACCAGTCACCAAATTTACCAAATTTATTAATATAATCCCAACCTTTTGCATCATAACTATTTTCACAGTTAAATTCAATTGGTATAAGATCTGATTTAGATTCAAATGGTTTATGATAAGTAAAAAATTCTGCTGACCCTAATTCACCTTGCTGTATATTCCTAGATACAGCAACAGCCTTAAACTCTGTATTAGGCAATGCTATCTGTAAACTTCTTGCTAAAACTCCTGTAGATATAACGGACCACATTGTTTTAGGCTTTTCTATTTCTAAAAAAAAATCATGAATTAGTCTTACTCCTGCTGCTATAACATAAGGGTGATTTAAACCAAGAGGAATAAAATATGAACCTGTTTTTTCTGCGTATTTTTTTGCTATTAAATTAGCATTAGGCATTGCCGCTATTCTTACAAATAATACCTTAGCACCATATTCTATACATAAAGCTTGATGATCGCTTACTTCTTTTGACGATGGCATAATAAGTGTTAATGCAAGTCCATATTTTTTGCAAAGCCAAGATAAAGATATTCCTGCAAAACCAATCCTAGGTTGAACATAAACTACTTCTTTTATACCTTGTTCAACTAATTGCTGTATTAAAAATTCGCCTGCTCTTGCTTTATATCCTACAGCACATACAACAGATTCATCTATAACTTTAAATCCGTTAACATCTTTTATAACAAAATCGTCAAAAGAAGATTGAAAAGATTTAGTTATATCTAAATAATCATTAAGATTCATATCTTTAAGATTATTATTTTGTTTTCCTATTTGCTTATTTATGAACATTGTTTGTATAAGTTTTATTGTTATTCATTAAAATATGTTCATTAGATTGAAAGTTGTCCATGTATCTTATAAAATCACATGCAACATCTTCCATATCATATGGTTTAGAAAAATTGCCAGTAATATCACAAAGATAACGTAGCGCTTCATCGTGTTTCATATTTGGTAAAATTAGTTTCAAGCATTTTTTTGCATTAGAACCAATGTAAACATCTGAATCTCTATCTACTAGATCAGGGAAATATTCTGCCAAATCCATTGCAAATGCAGTAAGAACAAAATTTTGTCTCATGTATCCTTTTTCTTTAAGATATTTATTTCCATGATCAACTATATCTTTTATTCCTACCTTTCCAGATTTTTTAATAAAATTTTTAATATCATGAATTAAGTATATTGATTCATTTAAAATAAATTTTTTTAAACCACCTTTAATCATTGGAAGTAAATATCCTTTTACATCACAAAATTTATCAGAATAAGGTAAAAAATGCAACCATTCATTTCTATTATTTATATCGTTTCTAAGTAACTCTACTACCCAAAAGTTACCAAAACCGTGGGTACCCCATGGTTCATCATTAATTTTTACTTTAGGTTTATAATTAATTCCTGAACCACATAGTCTAAATAAATAACAAAGATCAATAAAATCTTCTTTAGGTATATTTCTTAAAAAATTAATTCCATTACCTTTAGGATCTTTTTCTTTGTGAACAATAGCTTCTAATAAAGAACTAAATGCTGCATATTTTCTATTAACAACATCATAAATTGGTATATGCCAAATAAGGTCATCGTTAATATCTTGTTTTGTATATGATGCACCTTCATATTTTAATTCTTGCATCATTTTTGCTTTTTTATAATACTCCAAAAAAGTGTTGATCATTTCCATTTATGTAGTCTTTAAGGTTTAAATAATAAGAAGGTCTAATATGAACAGATTGCTTTGCTTCCATGCAATCAAAAGAAAAATTGTTATAGTCAAAATTCCAAGATAAGCACTTATAATTATAATAAGGTGCGCACATGTCATAAAGTTTTTGATTAAAATATAAAACTAATTCTGACCTTATTTGTCTAGATCCATAAAACGGTTCGCCTTTGTATAAACCAGTTCCAGGTAATTTTCTTGATTCATCTTCAATTGGAATAAGCTGAACTAAAGTTATTGATTTTAAATTTAATTCTTGCAATTGATTTTCTAATTCTTTTAATAATTTATCAATTCCATCTTTTCCAAACTTGTGTAAGTGGAATCGAATGTCAATATTACCAGCATAAAAAACAAGAGTGTCTACGTTTTTTTCTATAAAGTTTTTAATACCTATCTTTAAAAAACCATGCAAAGTCTTTCCATCATTTCTACTAATTGCATATCCTTTTTGATAAGCAGATAATGAGTGGCTATCACCTAATACTAATTTGCTAGAAACTTTACTAAGATCAATTACTTCTGGTATATTAAAAGTTAATTGCAAATCTTTTAATTCTTTTCTTTTAGCAATTAATATGTTATAATTAATATGAGTATTAACACAGTACACTTTTCTTTTAAAATTAGCAAATCTTGTTAAAGAATCTATTTGTTTATCTTGTACACCTCCAAAAAAGTTAAATACATTTTCTTTATAATTTACACCTTCGTTAATTATTAATACATCATAGTTTTGATAGTCAATAGAATTATCTAATATTTCTACTTTAGTATTAAAATACGTTTCTAACGCAGATCTACTTACGTAAGTCCATCCTGCATTATGTGAACTAAGCCTTGTGCTTAAGTTGTTTACTATACCAATCATTCCAATTTTCATGTTATTTAGTTTTAATTATGTAATTATTTAATGATCCAATGTATGCAACAGCATCTAATAGATTGTCTTCTTTATAGTTATAACTATGTCTAGATAATTTTAATGCTATCATACATGCGTACATGTCTTTACCATTAATATCTTTTCCTGTCATACCACTTGCGATTTTTGCTGCTCTATCCATTCCTTCTTCAAATGGACCATACATTCTTTCTTTTTCTTCAGATCTTTCATTAATGATCTTATTTGCTTCTGATAAAATATTCATTTTTAATTTGGTTTAATAGTTCCATCGTCATCTATATGACAATCAAATGTAACTAATGAGTTAATAAATTTAATGTAACCTTGAGTTTTGCATTGAATTTTTCTGTCTTCTAAATCAAAATAATTAGAATACTTTTCCCAAAGTTCAATTCGCTCTTCTTTTGATATTGTCGGAATCTTAAATTGTTCTAAGTAATCAAATAAAATTGATAAGCCTCCTGCTATAAATGTAAACTTCTTATTATTTTCTTCGCAATATTTAATCTGCTTTGCATACTCATTAGCCGTATCAATGGCTTGTTTTTTTAATTCTTTTTCTGTTGGTTTTTCTTTCATAGGCTCTATTTGTTTAGGTAAATTTTTAATTTCTTCTCTTGCATATTCAACATAAGCATTCATAATTCTTCCAAAGTATTCGCAACTAAAATTTTCATAACATTTAGCATCTACTTGTAATTTACCTGAAACTGCCATTTCAAATGCAATTTTAATTTCAGCTGATGTTTGATTTCCAAAATTAGATCTAACAAAATTAGTTAACACAAACTTCTCTTCTTCGGTAGGCAAATTGTTTCCTCGTAAGCCTACTAAAACCATACAGTAACGTAGTATTTGCTTAAGATCTTCATCGTTGCTTAGACGTAAACTATTAGTGCTCTGTGCTAGTTGTATAGCTAATGCATTACCACTTCCTAATGGCTTCCATTCTTGCTGCACTAGTGCCAAGTTTTTCTGTAGTATTTCCATTGTTGTTAAATTTAGTTTTATTATTCATCCAAGTTTTAATCCTTCTGCTAATATCAAAGAATTTTTCAGATTCCCAACGTTCCTTTCCAGATTTATTTTTTTCTGACCAGTAAGAATAAAAATTTTCATATTCATCTCCTAATTCAAAACTATGTTGATGTGGAGTTAATATATCACTTAACTTTACTTTACTTTCTTTTACTTTACTTTCTTTTACTTTATCGGTGTTACTAACATGTTCTGAACTTGTTACATTTTCGCTAACTACTTGATTTTCACGCCATTCTAAAATACGTTTTGCATTTTTTTCTTTAGAAACTTGATACTTTTTGCTATAGTTTAGCAATTGTTTGTTAAAAGTATCGCCATTATTAGAAGAAATCAAATCAATTTCTTCAATAAAAGACCAAATTTTCTCTAATTTTTTTCCAACATTTAACTGATGTTTAAGAACTTTTGTCTTAATTGGTTTCTCTTGTAAGGCTAATTTTTCTAAAATAGTATAGAATAAACCTAAACCTTCGTATCCAAATTGAAGATACAATTCTGTTATTTTTTCATCATTAAACGAATTAGAATCATGAAGATAATATTTCATTTTTAAAAATAAAAAAGCCAGTCTGCGTCGGAGTGCAAAACTGGCTTTGGTTATTTAACCTATTAAATTACCCAAGAACTCCGACCCTCTTGGTTAATTATATCACAAATATAACTATTTTATGTCAACTTGCACAATCTTTTTGAAAAATAACCAGAATAAATTGGGTGATCATTTTCAAACAATCTAGCGTAATCGCTAGTGTAGTTATTATTTATTTTAAATCTATCATTACCAGATACCATTGTTTGCCATCTAATTACTTCAAATATTTGTTTAGATCCTAATCTTATATATCCACGATTTATTAACTGAAATGCTAATTTTTTAAATTCTTGATAGATCTGCGGATTATCTTGATGATACTGTTTGAAACTTGTTTTCATTTTTTTTTTGTTTAGGGATTAAATTTAGTTTTACGTAATCTTTTTCTAATTCTTTTGCTAAATAAATATGCCATTCATTGTATGATAATTTTTTCATAAATTATAAAGTTTAATAATTATATTAACAACTATTGCCCAGATCCAACAAGATATAATTCCGACAATTCCGATAAAAGTCAGAAATTCAGAGGTGTTATTCGAACGTGATTGCTTCCCTTGATTCATCGTATTTTTTAATTAAATCCCTTGTAACTGATACCCATTCCCGAATGACATGCTCTTGATGTAAAGGGAAATATTTATCATCACTCTTTTCGTACTTGTTGATGATACCAGTAATATTTTCAACTGTGTACTCGCGCGCAGAAAAAGGAACAATTCCCTTTTTCTTTAAATTCTCTGCTACAATTTTGTAGGAATCCATTTTTCTAAATTTCTTCATTTTAATTTTTGTTAAGTTCAAATTCCATTTCTTCGGTGATAATTAAATCTTCCGTACATTCCTCAAGCCTATTCCAACCACTCATTCTTTTAATGTAAGGCTGAATTTCATCTTGAGTAAATTCTTTCCTTTCTCTAAATCTTGAATTGTCTAATAAATCAATCCAATGAAACAAGTATGTTATCTTTTCCATATCTAAAAAGGTAAATCTTTTTTCTCCCATGTATCAAGTTCAACATAGTACTTACCATTTTGAGCCTGATTAATCTTTAAATTAACCCAACCATTCTTTGAGTTTGCTGCAATAAACTCTGCGGCATCTTTTGCGTTAAGGGATAAATTCCCAATAACAAATGTTGGTGCATTTTCATTTCTTTTAAAGATGAAACCTTTTGCGAATACTTTTTCTGGCTTTTCCATTTTTATTTATTTAACGATAAAACTTAATTTTTTAGTTGAAAATAATGATATAATATCTTTGTTGTTATTAATAAATTCAGATTTCTCTGCATATAAAGCATTTAATTGGTCTATTGATTGACATCCATCAACCATAATTTTCCAACCTGCTAAAGGCAAAGTATTAGGTATTGATTTAGACTCTACCTGTACACCACAAGCATCTAAATCTTTATCGGTAATTAAACCAAGCATTGATGCTAATGCGTATCTGCGATAATAAGTAACTCCAGAACCAAAGGATTGATATTCATTCATAATTCCTAATTTAATTTTAGGTATTGTTGTAAACGATTCCAATGATTCTCCAGATTCGACATGAAATAAAATAGTCTTAATCCCTTCGTTGTCTAAAGGTTGAACGATACACAATCCGTGTTTTCTTAAAATAGGATTGATAATTGAATGAATTTGAGTCAAATCTGCATAAGTGTAGTTATGACCTTTCGTGTCTTTATGAATGACTGGACATTCATTCTGAAAATTGGATAATGATTTAATTAGGTTTTTCATTTTAGTCTTGATTTATTTCTACGAATTTTGATTTGTAAACTCTTTCCTCTTTGGCAATTTTTCTCCAAAGGTCATCGATATCTTCATACGAAAAGGTATAAAAATAATACCCAGCATCATCCTTAAATTTAACTTTAATAGTTTGCATGGCCTGTGATTATTGGGATGATGTGACAATAAAGAATGTAACTAAAAATAAAGATTGCAATGCTACCAAATAATCCTTCAGGATCTTCTTGGTAAAATTCTTTAAAAAATTTAATGATTTTTTTCATTTGATTGTTAGTTTAAAAGTTGCCGAAGAATCCGCTCCGGCTCGGGTTTTATTTAAACTATAGTAAAAATAAATTCTTCAATTCTAATTTGCATTTTAAAATTTCTTAATTCTAAATTAAGTTTGTGAATAAATGTTTTTGTCATTGACCTACTATTTAATCTATGATAAGCTAAATCGGGATATTCAATATAATTTACACTTATCCTTTTAGATTTATCTAATTCATATTTATTATCTATTGGAAAATCACAATCTTCAATTTTAGTTTTTAAAGTCATAATAACTTCATTCGATATTTTTAAATGAGAATTTAATTGCTCTTTAAAATCTCTAATCATTCCACAAACATCAGGTATCCATACACCATCTAATATATAAGATTGCATTGCTACCGTAATTTTTCCTTTTAATTTAAAGTCAGTTGTCATTTTTTTATTGGTTTAAGTTTATTATTTGTTTTTGTTGTACAAATATAAAACTAATATTTTAAATAAAAAAACTTTATATAAAATTATTTAATTATTTATTGATCATAAAAAATCCCTACCAATAAAATCAGTAGGGAAATTATAATTAACCCTTAAACCATTTAACTATGAAAGTACAAACTTAAACAATTTTTCCGTCTTTTATTTGAATATTTTTAACTTTAGTTTTTCCATTATCTATTTCAACAATTGCAAATCCATGATTGTGCATTGAGAATGGCATATACTTTGGACTTAATAATGTTAAGCATCCTATTGAATAAGTATTAATAAATTCTTTAAAGCCTGTTTTCTTTTGCGTATTGCTAGTCCTATGAACGTGACCAATTAAAGTATTACAAATAGTCTTGTTAAATAAATTTTGACTTGGATTAACTCCACCGCCACCATATAACTCATGTCCATGCAATACTAATAGATCTCCCATCTCCATACCTCGCCATTCATCTATTACTATAATACTTAACTTATCTAACCTGAAGAATATATCAAACTGAAGATCATGTAATTGAGCAAATTCTTCTGCATCGTTATTTAATGCTCTTGCGTATCTATTCTCATGGTTTCCTAATTTGTAATAAATAGGAATGTCCCTAAATATATCTCTTAATCTTTGCAGAAATTCCCTATTCATTTCTACTTCTCTTTTAAAATCCCTTTTGTCGGGATCTTTTTCATGTCTGCTTATTGCATAAAAATCAAAAATATCGCCTAAGAGATAAAGACAATCAATCTTCTGGTCCTTTAAATGTTTAATTGCACAAGTAAGTGCTGCTAAATCATGGTATGGAAAATGTATATCAGACATAATACCAATCTTTTTTAAATGACTTGGTAATTTAGCCGATGTATATTCTTCTCCTAAACTCGCTTCTATTCCAAAATTGTCTAAAGTTTCAAGATTATAATTAACAACTACTGGCGGAATAATTTTATTTGCTTCTTGACTTGATCTATCCTTTGAAGATATATTATTTTGAATCATAAATTTTCTTAATGAATCAGGTCTTTGAAACCCATACATTTCATAAAAAGAATTATAAAAATCGATTTTAGATAAATTGATTGAAAAAAAATGTTCACGAATTTTAGTGATTTTATTTTCCTTGTTCATATTCTGTCATTAACACATCGACCAAAAAATCTATGTTATTTAATATCTTCATTCGTAATGCAAAGCCAGCATCATCAACATATTGTATGTTTTCCATGACATCCATCATTGTATCAAGAAGATCATTTGCCTTGCTTCTTTTGTATTCAACCTCAATAATAGTTTCATTTTCCATTAATAGATAAATTTAAAGTAGACCCAAACCATAATCAAAACACCTTGTACTATTATTGTAATTATTGCCCACATTGGAATAACTTCCCTAACTATTCTCTCAAAGGTCAAATGTTGATTATCTTTAAGTCTTGATTGATATTGTTTTTCGTAAACATTCTTGATTGAATCAATATCTATTGTGGCTTTAATATTGCCATTGTAAGACCTTATAATTATGCGACCTTGTGGAATGGATATCTTACTATAAAATCGTGTCAGAATACCCGAAGAATCGCACGGATTTTCAATAATTAAAGTGTCTTTGACTGAATCATAAATACGAATTATCTTTTCCGTTCTAAAAGTATCTATTTTTATGATCGTTTTTTGCGTTTCTACCTTGCTTGTTTTACAAGATATAATACCAAAAAATAGAAATAAGAATGCTAATTTGTTCATGAGAAATAAAGTTTGGATTCTGCTTGTCTGCGTAATGTTAAGCCTTTGACCTCAACCCCTTTGACTTTATTCCAAATCAAAAATTGGCTTTCTATTAATTTGTCATTGGGATCGGCATTAACTTTCTTAAGTAAGGTGCTTTTTTTTAATGCACCTGTGCCTACGTTATAGGCAAAAGAAACTAAAGCATCAAATTGATTTTGATTGATGTCATCTCTTGTAAATGAGTCAACAGATGCTTCATAATGTTTTAGGACATTTAAGAATATTTCTGTTGCCCTTGCTTGGCTAATCTCTGGGTCTGTTAATCTTACCTTTGTGCCATCTTCATAGTATGTGCATCCTATTGAAATCGTGGCAATGCCAGCAGGACATAAATAAGGTTTTAATTTAATGCCCTCATATTTTTTTAATAATTCGAGTCCTTTTTGGCTTATCTTCATCAAGTTTGCTTCTTAACTCTATGTTTTCAGTTCGTAAATTATGAATTTCGGTAGTCAAGGTTTCAACCTTAATTTTTAGATCGGCAACTTCTTGCTTCATGTCGTTTGCCATCTCTCGCCAAATTTTAATGGCCTCTTGGACATTAGTAATCTCACCTGCTTCAACTTCAACTTGTGCTTTTTTTCTACCAAATAGCCATGTAATTGCAGATGCAAAAAATGCAGTTAATGTAGGCAAGATTACTTCATTCCAATGATCCATTATTTCTTTAATGCGTTTAAGATTTGTGCTTTAGCAATGATAGGAAAATCATTATCCTTAATAAATGAACTAAAAATTTCAAAATCAGAAGAATCTAAATTTAATGACTCTCCTTTATTTAATGACAATGCCCATTCCCAAAATTTTAATGGATCACCTTTTGCTTGTTGAATTAATGCGTTTGCAACCACTTTACCTGCGTTTGAATTTTGAATGGCATTACCATCTAAATCCAATAAATCAAAATTTAATTCAATCTTCATTTTTTTGTTGTTTAGTTAAAAATTATGTAAATATACTATAATTCAGTAAATTGTGTTGTAGGTGCTACATAATCACCAACAACAACAAGGTTTAAAGACTTTGCAATATAATCCCAAGCATCATTATCAATTATCCAATCTTCGTAATCTTCTCCTGTCATTGATAAATTACCTTGTGTTAATGTTGCTCCTATTGAACCATCTTCATTTTGAGCAGATAATCCGTAGTAAAAAGTTGCTGATTCATTTAGAATCAAGTTGACTACATAAGCATTTAGAATTGTTGCTTTCTTTTGATAACCATTGTACCAGATTGATATTTCGTTAATTAGTTTCATAAGTTTTACTTGTTAAGCGGTGTAAGCCGCATGTGAACATATTATTTGTTTCTATTTATTTAAAAAATTTTATACCCAAGTTGTTATTGCTGCTCGCTTCCAAGTATTTGTAGCTGTGCAAACATAAATAAATGAATCATCTATTCTTATTTGTCCAAGAGTTCCTGTAGCAGTTGCAGAAGCTGGTGCTGTGTTAAGCGCAGATAAATTATACGATGTAGCAGTAACACTACTTGAAAATGTGGCGGCTCCTGTGACATTTAATGTAGAACTAAAATCCCCCGCCGATGCTAATAAATCACCTCTTGTTCCGCCTGTTTCTGAAGAACCATTTACTGCGATTCTTAGTCCGCCAGTATAGCCTTGCAAAACTACTCCTGCACTTGTTGTATCTGAAAATATTTTACATACACCTTTTAAAGTAGCACCTCCCACAAACGTAGATAAAACTGAAGCAATTATTTCACTACCTGAAATTGTTAATCTTGTTGCGGTTGAATTGCTTGTATTTGTTGTAATAAATCTAAAAATACTCTCTCTATTATTAGTATCATCACCCAATGAAACTATGTCTGAAACCCTTTGAAAAAGATTTCCGCCAGGTAATCTGTATGAGTTAATTAAAAAATCACTTCCTTGTCTATTCCCAAAACCTGAATATGTTAGCAAACTTGCTTGGTCACTTCCAAATAAATCAAATTGAGCCGCTTGCGTTGGTGGAGAACCTATACCAACATTACCACTAAACGTAGCATTTGTGCCGCTTAAATTCCCACTAAACCTACCTGTACCATTTACATCTAACTTATACCCCGAATCTGTAGTTGTGCCTATTAATACATTAGTTCCATTATCATAAATTAAACTATTACCAATCGCACTACCACTTGTAAACTTGGGAACGTAGTTAGTTGTACCAGTACCCGTGATTGGATTAGTTAAAGTTGATACACTACCATCAGCCATTAAATATTGGACTGATGTTCCACCTGATTTTATTAATGATGATGCAGTTACACTACTTGAAAATGTGGCGGCTCCTGAGACGACTAATGTAGAACTAAAATCCCCCGTAGATGCAAGTAATCCTCCCCTTCCTCCATTATTATAGCCACTTCCTCTAACTGCTATTCTTAAAAAATTATCTATATAACCTTGCAAAACTACTCCAGCACCATCTGATGATATATTTGTTACTTGATTGGTAACCGCCCCACTAAACGTAGCATTTGTACCAGTTAATGCACCCGTTAATGTACCTCCCGTTAATGGAAGGTAGTTACTTAAAGCAGATGTCAAAGCAAGTGTTCCTGAAGCACTTGGTAATGTGTAGGCAAATGTGCCGTTAGAGATAGTACTTCCAAATGTTAAAATACCACTCACCCTTGCAGTACCTGTCACATCTAATTTGTATCCTGCATCAGGACTCTGACCAATAACAACGTTTCCATTTGGAAAAAATGTTATAAGATTACTAGTATTTCCAAATAGTCTTACGCCAGCTGTTGCATTATATTGTAATTCTACAGGAGCATCTGCTCTATTAATTTGAGCAGCACTCATAGTAATATAACCATCAGTAAATGCGGTTGCACCTACAGTACCATTAACAGAAAGTAAGTTAGCTGGGTTTGTAACTCCTATCCCAACATTAGTACCATTATCAAAAATTAAACTATTTCCTATAGAACTTCCAGATGTAAACTTAGGAACATAATTTGTTGTACCACTTAATGCATTTGCCTTGTTATTAAACGTAGTCCAATCATTTGAACTTAATGCCCCTCTATTTGTCGCTGATGCAGTAGGTATATTTAAGGTAATTGCAGGAGTTGTCGTTCCATTTGCTACCGTACTGGAAACATCAGTTCCACTTGTGCTTAATGTTAATGCTCCTACACTTGTAACCGTTCCTACATTAGTAGTGTAACCAGCTGGGTTAGTAGCATCATACTTTAAATTTAGTGCAGTTTGTGTCGCAGTACTAATAGGTTTCAGTAAATCCGTAGTATTATCTACGTTTCCTAATCCAACCATTGCTTTGGTAATTCCACTTACCGTTCCTGTAAAAGTTGGTGATGCTAATGGTGCTTTGGCATTTAAAGCATTTTGTAGATCAGTTTGATTGCTTAATGTTCCATTTATATTACCCCAATTTATTGAGCTTATGCTATTAATCTGAACATAAGCACTACCATTCCAACGATACATTAGACTTGTGGTATTAACAACATATAAGACAGTATTTTCACCAATGGCAGGTAAAGCACCAAATGTACTTGCTAAATAATAATTGTATCCAATAATATTACCACTTGTATTTGTAACATTAATAGAAACTAAATTAGGAGTTGCATTAATCTGAACATTATCCGAATTATCCGTAACTACTATACCTATAATATCATTCGCCATTATCGTGTAATTTCTTGGGTTATTGAAAATATTCCTGAAATGTATGTCTTAACCGTATTATCAGCAAATCTAATTTCTATATCGTACTCATAATCATAAACAGGAATATCAATTATTTGAGCATTAATTCTAAATAAGCCACTTAAAGGTGATGTAATTGTGATGCCTGCACTTCCAACAGATGTTAATGATAAAGCAGGAGTTGTATTATCTGCATTAGTTCTTAATTGCATCCTTATAATTGCACCTGTTAAATCTTTAGCAACATTATTGACCTTTAACTCAAAGTTGACTTGATCAAATGTATCTGCTTTTATATGGCTGAAATTAAGACTCATTTTCTATTTTTTTTAAATACACTTTTAATTTCTTAACATTTTCGGCTTTTGGCTTATAAGACCCAGCCAACAAAATCACTTTCTTTGCTTGGGAATACATCGGCATTGCTATTTGTGTTATATTCTGGATAAAGATTGTTGTTAAAACTCATGTAATCTATAAACCTTCTTGTGTAAGATTGTGCAATAGATCTTTCTTTTTCTACTAAAAAATCTATTTCCGATTTTTCAACATTTGAACTATTTTCACTACCATGTTTATAGACTCCTTTGTTTGCAATTGTGTAAGCTGCAAAAGGTAAAAATTCAACCATTGACCAATGAATTAACATAGGTTTTATGTACACATTAACAAGCATTAAATAGTTACCTGCTAAAGTGTTTGCCACTATATCATTGTTAATTTTATTAAATAAATCAGTACCTAAATAACTTTGGATGTGAATGTCTTGTGCTAATTTAACCCACTGCAAAAAGTTGTCTGTATCAATGTTGCCATTTAACGCAGTATATTTTATTAATTCATCACGACTTATAAATAACGCAGTTGCCATATCTTATTTTGGTAAAAATCCTTTATTTGGCATATTAATAGGTTTAGTGTAAACCAATTTACTATCTTTTTTATAATTCTTGCCATCTGATTTATTAAATGGAGTTGCTAATATTTCACCTTGCTTTCTCGCTTCTGCTGGTGTAACTTCCTTTGCTCCTTTTCTTCTTGGATCAATAAATCTTTTATAAGTTTCTCTCATCCAATAATGATGGCAGGCTCCTCCGCCTTTGTATAAAAATATGTCGTATGTATCTGCACCTTTGGGGCCGAATCCTTCATTAACAGGTTTCTCACTCATTCGCATTATATCTTCTTTACGATATAACTTATTTGCAGCAATCATTTTCTTGCAAAATAATCTACTCTTTTCTGTTATTTCTCCTGTGTATCTATATCTTGACTGAAACAATTTACCATCTTGATCTGAACCAATATTAGGTCTTGCAACACCAGTGCTTACAAATTCGTAAATCTTTGACATTAATGATTTTTTAGGATTGTTTAATGCCTCTAATTCTGCATCCAACTGCTCCTCTGTATTAACATCAACTGCTCTTGAATCAATTAATTCCCATTCATCTAAATCAATGTCTTCGCCAAATTCTTCAACATTTAATTCATCAATATGAGATGATAAAGCAACACCTGTTTTTTCTGTTGCTTCTTCTTTACTTACATTAGGATTTAAATCAATAAACTCCAATGGTTGCAAAGTCTTAAAATATAGATTTAAACTAATTTTGTTGTAAGCTAAAATCTTATCTAATCCATCTAAAAAAGTATCTTGAAAATATCTAATAACCATGTTATCAAATAAGGTAATAGCGTTTTTTAATTCATCAGCATTAGAACTAAATCCACTTGCACTTGGAATACCAAATTGCAAACCACTTACAACACCATGACCTAATAATATCTTTGATTTGGATTCCTCTGATAAATATTCGTAATGCTTTGGTGCTTCATTTAATGGTACTGAATCAATGGTTGTTTTCTTTGTTTCATCATTGTTAAATGATACAACTACTTTTTTACCTTTTGATCCTGTAAGTGTTTTGGTAACTTGTCTTGAAATTAATTCTCTTTTTTCCTCATCTGGAATACCATTATTAAAGTTAACAATGCTTGTAGGACTAAATCCGTTTTGCACATCGTTAATTAAATAATCCGCTATTTCTTCTTCTAATTTTGCATAAGGAATACAGCCAACATAGTCAACATTGCTATAATATTTTTGACCTACTGTATAATTACCAACATAAAGAATTTCCAATGTCTTATTACCAAATCCAAAAGCAGGAATACGTTTAGGCACAAATTTCTTTGTATCTTCCCAATTATCAGAATAATAATAGGCTTCAATTTCTCCTTTGCTATTGCATTTTTCTGCTCTTAAAAGTTGCACTGGAATATGTTCAACTCTAATAATTTCAGTCTTTTGCTTGTTGTAAATTAACTGATAAGCATATTGACCCAATAGTTTTAAATCTGCAATTCCTTTTTTAAGCACATCCTTTCTAAATAGCATAATTGCTTGTGCATATTCATTAGGTTTTTTACTTGCATCAGTTGCATCTAAACCACGACCATAAATTAATTTGCAAATGTTATTAATTACTGCATTATTTGTCGTAGATCCATTGTATCTGTCAATTAAGAATTGAAAAAAGTTATTGTCTTCTCCAAATTCGACCCAATTATCTCGCTTTGACTCAACAATTTTTGGTTGTGAGTATGCTTCTAATTGAATAAAATGTGAATTTAAATGATCTTTCTTATTCATAGAATATTATATTTTCTGAACGATTAACATACTCATTATTATTAACCGAATAACTATCTGGTAATTGATTAGTACAAAAAACCTTCATGTTGCTTACTAAATGATAATCTAAAACATTATCTATAACTCCATAATACTTAATTTTAAAAGAATAAAAATGTCCCTCTTCTAAATCAAATACCATCTTAAATGTGCTAAAAAAACTTTTCTTTTTGCAATTTATTTTAAATGATGTTTCTACGTTTGTAGTTTCATTTTTTATAAATACATAATTAGCATCATCTATTCTTGTTGGAATAAAAGATACTTCCTGATTGCTTGCAGATGATTTTAATACGATCATAATGTATAAACGCTAAAAATTGATTTTGTTTTCTTTTTAACGAAAAAAGGAGGCAAAAGCCTCCCAATTTCAACCCAAACAAACAAAAATTCTTAAACTCCAGATGTAACCGTTACACCAGCAGCAGTCAAAGTAGTTGTAATAAAATTTGCAGGTACTGGTTCTTCACCTACGATTGTCAAAGTGTAGCCAGACATATCGCCCATCGCTGCACCTGTAACTATTGTACCACCTGTAACATCAAGACCATTTTTTAATCCACAATAGAAAAGGTTTCCATTGTTGTCTTCAACGATTGCTTGAGGTCTACCAAAAGCAAGTAATTTAATTTGCCTATGGTCTTTAATCGTTAATTGCTTTAAGTTTAAATTTAAAGTTTGCGTAAAAAAAGTAGTTCCATTTTCACGACTTGAATTGATTGTTTGCTCAAAAGAACTTGTACCTTTCAAATCGTATTTAAATCCGATTGGAGTTCCTGCAATAGCAGTAATTGCATCTGTATTTGTTACATCATAAGTAACTCCAGTAGCATCTCCTTCAATCATAAAATAAACTGCTCTTAATCCACCAACACTTGTTTTACAAGGCTCTAATCTCCCTAATGATATATCGCATCCAGGCATATTGATTGAATTTAAAAGTTAAAAATAAGCACCCCAAATTAATGAGGTGCTATTTATTTTAGTTAGCAGCATTTGTAATACCGTAAGTAACAATATCAGAAGCAAATCCGTATTGTACACCTGCAGTCATTCTCATAATAATGCGAACATTTTGTGATCCATCAATGTCAGCCATATCAATAACCTTAACTTCAGTCAAATCAGAAATTAATCCTGTTCCAAAATACAAGTTAGATTTTTGAGCAGCGATTGCTTTTGTAGAAGCAAGACCATCTGCAACAAATATCTTGATACCATCAAAAGTAAGAGAACCATTGTTGTACCATTGTGTTCCCATTGCGTTAGTACCATTAGCACCTAAGCCAGATGCACCAAACCCACCCAAAGAACGGATATAAGCACGAGCCATTGCTTGAGAAACATAGATGTAAAGATCATCTTTAGTGTATAAAGAAGAAGGAATAGCATCTGCAATTTTTCCTAATTCAGCAATGATAGTTGAAGAAGAAACGGCAGCACCAGCAATTTCTTGACCTGAAGGCAATGAAGCATCTGCAGCCAATAATGTAGAAATACCATCAAACTCACCTGCGTTAGCAGTAACACCTTCCCAGATATTAGTTTCGTTCTTAGCAGCAACTTTAGCAGCAACATGAGCAACTAAAAAGTCAGCAAAAGACTTAGGCAAAGTTTTGAAAGCAGAGAATCCTTGCTCTACAGATAACCAATCAGATGCAAAATCTTTTTTACACAATTGTAAGTTAACTTGGAATTCTTCTGGTTGTAAAATCTTTTCAGTCAAAGTAACTGTTGATGTAGCATCAAAATCACAAGTAGCATTTTTCAAGATGGCATCTGTGCCAACTCTTTTAATAACTTGCTTAAAACGTACATTTGGTTTTACTTCAATACCACCACGATCAATGGTAGGTGAAGAAAGCAAAGAAGCAGCAATAATTTTATTTGCATACTCCCCAGCATAGGTTGTGGTAATACTTGTTGTAGTCGGCATTTTTTATTTAATTTAATTAGTTGAACATTTTATCATAAACTTTATCTTGGATTGTTTCTGGTCTGTTTTGACCAAAAGAAAATCCTTGCACTTTTTCCTCTGCTTCTGGATTCTGAACAATTGGTTCAGCACCTTCCTCTTGAGAATTTAATTTAACTTCTAATGCTTCTTTTTCTAATTTCAAAGACTCATTTTCAGCTTTAACTTCATTAATCTGTAAAGATAATTCCGTTTTTAATTTTTCAATTTCTGCAAAGAAAGTTTCCTTGCTAACTGATTCAACCACTCGTTTTGCTTGTGGTGCAGGTGCCTGTGGTGATGCTTTAGCCTCCACTTCAACTTCTACTTCTGGTGCTGTTTCTTCTTCGGTTGTAGCCTCTTTAACTTCAGCTATAATACCTTCAACTGCAACTACCAAAACCATTCCATCTTCTAATGTGTACTCACCTATTGGCATAGGTACAACACCATCGGCAGTAACTATACCAACAGAAAACTCTGGTGCAAACTCTTCAGCTTCGATAATGGTAACTCCATCTTCTAACTTCATCTGCGCCAAATTAACCTGAAAGCCTAAAACTGCTTTAACTCGATTTTTTGTGCTTTTGTATTCCATATATTTATTTAATTTAAACTCTTTTAAAAACTGTAACGTTTGCGGTAAGTTAAAATAAGATCTTGTATATCAGTAATTCTTTTAACTTCTTTAATAGAATTTAAAGGTATACCTAATTGTTTAGCGCCAATTGAAATTTGTTGAATTATATCTTGACCATTTTGCCATTGATTCATTATAGTCTCGCCTTGACGTGATACTTTTTCTCTGTATTCATTTTGTTTATCTCCATCTTGCTTAATCATTTCTGCCATTTTTTCTAATGTATTAGCAACTTTTAAAGCAGTATCAAGTAAAACAAACTCGTATTTCTTTGATTCTAATTCTACTTTTTGTGATTCTAATTCTACTTTATCAGTAGTAAATAATTTTTCAAATACTTTGCTTTCTA